CGTACCGGCTTGAAGAACAGCTTGGGGGTCTCCGCATCGGTGTCGAAGCTGAGCTGCGTCAGAACACCCTGCACCGGCGTGTCGTGGGCCGTCAGGAACTTCGAGTATGCCTGCAACCCCATGTTCGAGCCCTTGGCCGCACCGAAGATCGACGCAGCGGGGATCTGCATGGCGTAGACAGTCTCGGTGTCACCTTCGAGCATCACGGCCAGACGCTGCGAAAACCGGCACGCCCGGCTATCGCCCTGCCCAGAGCCTTTGATGTTCATCTTGCAGCCGTCACACGCGGGGGCTTGGCGCTGATCGTCCGGCACTTCCGGCGCAGGCCGCTTCGAGTCAGCCGACCAGCAGGTGGGCGGGTTGGCCTTGTCGGCCTTGGGATCGTAGGCACCCTTGTAATAGGTCCGCTGTATCTCGCTCGAGTTCACGATCATGACGTTGAGTGTGGGTTCTTTACGCACCGACACTTCTTCGCCGCCCACGACCATGCGGAACCGACCGCCCCGGATGCTGATCCGGTTGCCGCCCCCACCAGCGCCGCCGCTCAGACGCTTGTTGGTCTCCATCAGCGCCTTGAACAGGTCGCCTTTCACAAGGGAGTTACCCTTGAACAGTTCTACGTCACTCATTCCGTCTCTCCTTCTCCGAAGTCAAAACTGAGCTGCTCCTCGGCGGCTTCAGTCTTGGGTTGGTGTAGCAAAGCTTTCTCCACGGCGTCTACGTTGAAACGGTAGGTACGCCCGTGCTGGATGTACGTGTCGGGCGGGATCGCCCCGTCTACCAGCATGCTCCTCAGCTTGGTCGTGGAGATGCCAAAATGCTCGCACAGCTGTGCGGTGTTCACATACTGACTCATTTCTTCCTCACGCGGATCAAGTACTCCGAGGTCGTGTTCAGACCCGGGGGCACGGTTTCAGGGTTCTCCTCGAGGAACTCGCGAACAACGCCTTGGTTGAGACGCTTTTCATAGAACTCCGGCAGCTCGTTCTCGAGGATGAACCGGTTCATGGCCTCCCAGTCGCTTGTCCAGTAACGCGTGGACGTGGTGCGATAGAACAGACCAAACGGGGTCCGGACACTGTCGACGTTGTGATCTTTGCAGTAGTCCAGCAGCGCAGACTGGATGATCTCCAGCTGCCCCTTCAACTCCGAGTCCTCGGCGTCGTAAGCCTTGCGGAGCTCGGACCGCTTGTCGCGGATCTTCAGGTACGCCTTCGTGAGGCGATCGACGGGTATGTCAGTCATTGGGTCTCTCCGTAGTTATACGTGGTTACTACCACATTAAAACAGTCCTAGTCAATAGAACCGTCGTAAAGCTCGATTATTTTTGAGTGCACGTTTATTTTTTGACCGAGCAGCGAGTAGATGCGGTCCTCGACGGCGGAGCCGCTGAGGTGCACCACGGTGCACTTATTCTTCTGGCCGGACCGGTGGATACGGGCGTTGGCCTGTTCGTAGATCTCAAGCGACGCCGTCGGGGACCACCAGACGATTGTGTCTGCCGCCGTGAGCGTCACCCCATGCGCCGCAGCCTGCGGCTGCACAACCAGAACCCGGGGGTCGGGTGTGGTCTGGAACTCTCGAAACAGCTGTGTCCGCTTGCCGGCGGAGACTTTGCCGCTGATAACGCCCACGGTGATCTTGTCGGCGCGGAGTTTCTCTGTGAGCAGGTCGATGGTGTGCTGGAACGGCACGAACACGATGACCTTGTTGGCCGCTTCGTCGATGACCTCGCGCAACGCTTTGTATCGGTTTGTGATGTCGAACTCGATCACGTCGCCGTCGTCGGTGTAGACGCAGCCGCATGCCAGCTGACTGAGCTTATTCATCATGACGGCTGCATTGACCGCAGTCACATCCGCGCCCTGCAGCGCCAACAGGTGGTCTTTCCGGAGCTGCTTGTAGAACGCCTTCTGCTGCGAGCTCATCTCGGCCCGGCGCCGCACGTAGACCATGTCGGGCAGGTCAAGGCACTCTTCCTTGGTGAAGCGGATCGCCGGTTGCAGGATCTGGTGCACGGTCTGGACTGCATGGGGCTTAGGCTTCCAGCGGAAGGGCCCGTCTTTTTCCATCACGCTGTCCCGGTAGGACGTAAATGTCCGGGGCACCCCCCGGGGGTTCACCAGCTTGGCCAGCCCGTAGGCACTGATCGGCCCCTGCGCGGCCGGAGTGCCGGTCATCATCCAGAGCCATGTCCGCTCCGTGATAAGCTTGCTGAGCGCCTTCCACCGCTTTGTTGTTGCCGTAGCATACGCCGTCGCTTCATCTACGATAATGAGGTCAAACCCGCCGGCAGCCAGCTCTTCCTGCATGATGGCGATGCCGTCGTAGTTGATGATAACGAACTCTGCATCACTCTCGATAACCTTACGGCGCTTGTCGGCGGAGCCATGGGCGATGTCTACGCGCCGGTGCATAGCAAAGGTGAACAGGTCGTTGCGCCACGCGGCGTCCATGATAGACATGGGACAGACCACAAGCACGCGCCGTATGATTTTCTGCGTCATGAGAAAGTCAGCGGCCCATATAGCACTGCCTGTCTTCCCGGTGCCTTGTTGGTTAAAGCAAAACGCACGTGGGTTTAGCGTCAGAAACGCCGCTGTCGTTTTCTGGTGGTCGTAGGGTTTGTACATCCCCGGCCAGCTGTACTTACCCTCGATCGGTGAGGGCGCCTTGATGTTGAAGCTACGCAGCCGGTGGACATTCTTGAGGTCCCACTTCACGGCCACGGTGTGGCTGTCCAGCGCCTCGCTCTGCTTGATCGTTGTGAGCACCGGCGTCGGGTCGTCGAGGCGCATGACCAGCGCCTTGTTGTCAATGATCTTCATGGTCTCTCCTATTGGTATGCGAAGCGCATACCTACTTCTTCTTGGGCTTCTTGGTTTTGGTGTACGGCTTGCTCATGGCCCCTCCTCGGGCCCGGTTCGTGCTGGGGCTCTCCAGCCGGTAGCCGTCACTGTTGGCGCCCCCACGGGACAGCGGCTTCTTGTGGCTCACATCCTTGCCGGAGCGGTCGATGCCTTTCTTGTCCACCGCGCGCCGCGCACGCTGCCGCTCCATCCGGTCCTCGTGCTCACCGCGGGCTTTTTGGAGCTCATATTCGCGTTTGTACTTTCGGTCGCGCTTGGGGTTCTTGTAGGGCATCTCACTGACTCAGTCCGTTATGCGGGCACTCGAGCACCTTACACCACTTCCGGCACAGCCCAGAGGGTTTCGGGTTCCAGACGTCGGTCTCGGCGGCCTTCTCCAGCTTAGCATATTCGGCGAACCACTTCGCCCACATTTCGTCCTGCCGGTCGATTGTGTAGGTGTCACGCACGAACTCGTTGGACACAACGAACACCAACCCGCCGCGGATCTTCTTGACCTTCGGGAACCATTTGAACATGGCCAGCGCCATGAGTTCGAGCTGCCCCTTCTCGGCGTAGCGGGCCGACTTACTCGTTTTGTAGTCCACGATCAGGGCTTCGTCGCCGTCTACAATCACAAGGTCCACCACGCCCCGGAACCACACCCGCTGGTCGAAAAAGTCGCAGAGCTTGAGGTCCTTGGTCAGGCCGAACTTGAACTCGCAGTGCTTTGTGCCGGGCTTGTCAGCCAACGTCTGCAACGCGGGCCGGGCAAAGGCGAAGCGCTCGGGAACTGGTGTTCCGTCGCGGATGAACTCCTCGGCAGCCTTGTGGAACTCGGTGCCGTACCGCATCGCCTCGGTCTCCTCGTAGGGAAACTCCTTGAGGATGTGCGTGTGGTAGAACTGCTTTGGGCAGGTGTCGAACGCCTTGATCTTACTGAACGACCACGGTGCGATTGTGCCGGGTTTACTCGGCATCCTTCGCCTCCTCCCACGCCATACGCAGCGCCGCTGCACGGCGCACCTCCTCGCTCGAGTCGCTCTGCATCATGATAATGCGTGAGAGCGGCATCAGGGTGTTCCGAACTGCAGCCAGCCGGACCGCGGCGTCCGGCGAATCAGCCATCCCTAGGAGGATGCCCACAACTTCTTCATGAAACGCCGGATGCGGTGTGGGGCCATACTCTGCTAAGTCCCACCGAAGATCCCGTACCCCGGTTTGCGTGCTCGTGTACACGACGCCCTGCGTGTTCCATGTGTGCGAGGCCGCCGCAGTTAGGTTCATGTTAGTCCACTGCTTCGGGGCCGTCGTGTTTGAGTTGACCCAGCACTTCATTTCTTCGTACGCCTCTCTATACGCCTCTCCATACGCTTGCTCACGGGCCGTAGATCCCGGCGCCCCAAACAGACTACCAAAAATACCCACCATCTCATCCTCCATAGCTCTTCCCCACTTCTGACTCGCAGTTGACCGGCAACCCGGCCGCCCATTTCGGCGGCGTGCGCATGCACTGCTCGATGTACTCCCGGGCCTCGTCGACCTCGTCCTCGGGGACACAGGATACGATACTGTCGTGCACAGTCAAGACCACGCGGTAGCGTTTAGCTATTTTTAAGAGCTGCTCAGCGACTACACAGCGTGCTAGCCCCTGCACTACATTTTCTACAACTTTGCCGCCGTATATACGACTAGGACCGTTTCTGGTCTGGTATGTGTACTCATAGCCTTTGTCGCTCTGCTCTGCAGCGAGACCACGATACCCAATGGTCAGACCGGACGGGAGCACAATGCCGGGCACTGCAGGGTCTACCTCGATAACGCCGGGTATGCCGACCGCATACTTGTCGCCGTGCACCATACCCTTCACGGCCTGCTGCGCCTGCTTCCAGAGCCCCGAGATAGCACTGTTTGCGTAGCGGTAGATGTCGATGATACGACGGGCCTCGTCCTCGTCGATCTCATGCCCGAAGTTCTTAAGCTGAGCGGCGAATTTAGGCCCACCCATACCGTAGCCTGCACCGAGGATCGTGGTCTTGCCAACAAATCGCTGCTCTTTGGTCACGTCTTCTTCGGCGACGCCGTAGATCTTCGCGGCCATCTGGATATACACGTCGTCGCCATTGGCGAAAGCCATGACCAGATCGTCCTGCCCCGCCAGCCACGCCAGCACCCGGGCTTCGATCTGCGACGAGTCGCAGTCGATCAGCATGTGGCCTTCGGGCGCCCGAATAGCCTTCTTCAGCTTCTTGGCGTTGGGGCCACGGCTGGGCAGGTTCTGCAGGTTGATCTTGTCGGACCCACCCCACCTCCCCGTGTGGGCAGCGTAGTAGCGCAGCGGGATCGGCAACCTGCCCCGCCCGGCGATCGCCATGAACCGCTCAGTCCGGGTCTCCTCCAGCGTTGACTTGTTGCCCAGACGGGCGGCCACCAGCGTCTGCACGTGGGGGTTCTCGTGCTCCTCCAGCCCCTTCATCGCCGGGTCGGTCTTGGCGAAGGCATAGGTCAGCTTGCCCGTGGTGGGGCTCACCTTCATCGGCGGGTCGATACCGAGCCGCTCCAGCAGGTCCGCGAACTTGTTGTTCGACATCAGGTCTTTCTTGTCGGCGACGCCGGCCGCGTCCAGCAGCTCCTGCTTGCGTCGTTGTGTTGACAGCAGGTGCCCCTCCAGCAGCTCCAGATCCAGCTCGAGCTCAGGTTCGGTGAACATACGCAGCGTCTTGTCGATCAGCTGAAGTTCCCGCTTCGGGAAACCCTGCTCCATCATGCTCTGGAAGAGGGCGAGGCAGAGATCGACATCGTGCTTGCAGTATTCGCCGTAGTCGGCCAGCTGCTCGGGGGAGAAGTCTTCTCGGCGCAGCCCCATGGCGTTCTGCACCTCGGTGCCCTTGTCGGGCAGCCCATACTGTTTGGCGAGCGCAGCGAGGCCATGGCGCTGGTCGACGCCGTGCCACGCCCGGGACATAGACAGTGTATCCAGCAGCAGCTTCGGGCGGATACCAAACCGCCACGACAGGATCGCCCCGTCGAACATCATATTGTGGGCCAGTACGGCTTTGTCCTGCAGCTGCAGGCTGTCGAGATACTGCTGGATCTCTTCGTGGGTGCCGGACACCCACTCCACGGGTTCGTCTGTATGCTTGGCGCATACACCGATCACTTCAAACTGAGGGTCGCGGATGTATTCCTCTGTCGTAAGTTTCGACAGACTGAACTCGCGGGAATAGAAGGACTCGAAGTCGAGCGTGACAAGATCCATCACTTTTCCCCCCGCTTTGTTTCAGCGCTGCCGCACTGCATACAGCGCACGTCTTCGTAGTGTCGCTTGGTGCCGCAGTGAGCGCAGCTTACGAGGCTCTGTTCCTGCCGCTCTCGCCACATCCGCATGGCTGTAAGTTGCGGGTCTCGGGTATGTCCGGGATTCTTACCCATCAGGTGCCTCCCTCCGCTTCCAAGGTCTCCACCAACCGCTGCAGGTGGTGGATCGCCTTCTTGATGTCCTCGTCGCCACCCTTCTGCCGCTCACGCGCGAGGTAGGCGATCGCCACGGCTTTGTGGTACCCACGGTACTCCTCCGGGGTCAGCCACGCCTCCATCGCCTCCCATGGCTGGACCGCCATCTCGCGGTAGTGGTCACCCCCCACTTGCCCGGCAAGGGCGCTGCTGGGCTCGCTCAGGTTCAGGCGGCCGCCCCTCCAGATGTGGTGCGGGGTTCCGATCTTGTTAAGCAGCGCCTCGACAAACTCCGCCTCGACACCGCAGGCGTCGGCTATCATCTCCACGGTGGCCCATCGGTTGTGCAGGATATAGGTCCATACGCGCTGTTCTTTGTCGCTCATTGTAATCTCTCCTTTGGTTGTGTGCGGCGCGCCGTGAATGTGGCGCATTCGGTAGCCGTCCCCACCGTCCAGTGTTACCTTCTCAGTGTGATGGTTATGGCGCGCCGCGCGGCTAAACTCGCTCGGTCCAACGCCGGGGTCAAGGGGATGACCCCGGCCGAAGCCGGGGTCGGGAGACAACACCTGTCTCTCAACAGGTCATAGGGTTGCAGAGTCTCCTTTCTGTTCTGGGGCGTGGGAATAGCAGGCCGCAGCAGCCCCAAAGCTGCGGCCCACGGGTGATCTGTGGGCTTGACGCCGCTCGACGACAATCGCATGTTCGCGCCGCATCGGCAAACGCATAGGGGTAGGGATGTTGCAAGACACACTCGTTACAATCCAAGACGACTACGCACAGGCACTGGCCGCCGCCGCTGCGCGTGAGAACGCAGCAGCACGCAAAGCAGGTTTCATCGGCCTCGGGGGCAACCCCCACAAGAAACGCCCCGACGCAACCGAACAACAGATCGAGCGCGCCAAGGGTCAGGTGCTTGACCTGCTTGCGAAAGAACCCCTGTCCAGCACAGACATGATGCCTCGGGTCACCGGCAATAAACACCTAGTCACTACAGCCCTGAACGCGCTCATTGTCGAGGGCAGGATCACACGGGACAATCACCGCACCGGCCAGAAGATCCTGTATCGGTTGGCAGGTTAGTCATCCGCCTCGGCGCGGGC